AATTAAGTCAACTTGATCTCCCATTTCTTCAGTCCAAGAAGATGTAGAGGTAGGGTTTTTAGATTTCCAATATGTAAATAGTTCTAAGGTAGTTACATCCTTATCAAACTTGTCATGGAGTTCAGTTATTATAGTAAATAATTCTTTGAGTTGGTCTTCGAAGAGTTCTGCTCGTAGTTTTTCCCTGTTCGCCTCAAAGAACTCATTTTTTAAACAGTTCTTTAAAATAGAGTGGTTCAATGTGTAATCCTTTGCTAACACTTTTATAGTTGGTTTTATTTTGGTAGGACTAACACCTAAAGACAACAAAAAAAAGCCCTAGATTTCTCTAGGACTCAATAAAACTGTTAAGTTGTTGTTTTAGTTATTAATTTTGTCTAAATTTCATTTTGTTGATGTCAGGCTTGGCAGAGCCTCTACGTTCAGCTAAGTTTATGGCAGTGTAACTTATGTTTTTATGTAAACTTACTAATGTATCTAAAGCTTCTTGAAGTTTAGCTTCCATTGTTGCTGCTTCTTGGTAATTATCGACTTCTAAATCGACTAACATTATTGCACGTAATTGCATTTGATATTCCTTGGGTTTTACGTCGGTATTATCAACTTCGACGAATAATTTGTTTGTCCACATATGTCAGGTATGTGTCTATATTTAAAGCTAATCCATGATCATGCTCTCTCGGTGGAGCAAGCGCCACTATAGGGCTACCCCAGATGAAGCTCCCTACCCAATCACTAGAAGAAACTTTGCGTTCCAACTGTAAAAATCTTGTACTAATTCTATGATATATAGCACCAACACTGGTTAAAGTGATTAATCTTTTATTCCACCAACGAAATGAAATATAGTTTCTAAAAAAACTTTTTCTCCACCCAGTGTACTGTGTTATGTTTACGTTCTTGTGATTGTATATAACTCTTTTAGTCATATTAATATGCCAGTACTTTCTTTAATTCTATCACAGTTAACATTTTTAAATCTTTTTCAGTAAATCTGATTTTAATTTTTCTATTATAATTCATAGCCTGGACTATAGCCTTACGACTAGCATCCTTGTCAAGTACTAAGTAGTAATTTTTGTACTTAGTTAGTAGTTTTTGAGTAACACTAGTAAGTGTCGTTCCTAACAGCGGTAAGCCCACACAGTTATTTACTGAGGAGACACTACATGCCGAAGGTACGTCTTCTACCATCACTAAATTATCACCAGATCCTATTGGTGTCGGTTCGCTAACATCACCATAAGAAATCCACTTAGGTAAACCTTTTGTTAGCAGTCTGCCTACTGCACCCTGCCCCACGAAGAATAATACTCTTTGATCTGCAGGAGAGTATTTAATTTTTATTAATTTATTCTCATATGCCTTATAACTATTTACGCTCTTAACATATGCAAGAGCATCTGAGTAGTTCTCTATACAGGTAAGTATGTCGGGTAAAGGTCTAATAAATCTATCTACGTTATTAGACGTAGCAGACAAGTAGTTCTTTGCTGCTTGTAACCCTCTGTCGCCTGAGTGGATACCTTTAGTATTACAACTAGCTCTAAAACAATTCCAAAGAAGTTTACCATCGAACTTACTGACAGACATCTTCTTAGAGCCACCACAAACTGGGCAGGTGATTATCTTTCTTTCACCTTCTCGAATGGGTATGTCTTTGATTAGCTCTAGTTGTTCTTTATAGGTCATCTGGTCTTGGCTTAGGTTTGATTAATTCTTTACTCTTCACAGAAGACGGCTCACAGATCATAAAAATATTATGGTCAGAAACATTATCAGCCATAAAGTCATATAAACTTTCTGTGTGGGTCATAGCGTCTAAGCACTCTTGGTATGAATTTAACCAAATTCTCACAGTAACTTGCTCTTCCTGTATTGTGTAAGAAAAAACTAAAGCAGTAAAAAATGTTATCATAGTTATATCCTATATTCCGACCCCCGAAGGGTCGTCCGAAGGATACTGCACTAATTGGGATAGTCAACACCTAACTGCAATCAACTACTGACTATTTTCATTAACAGTTTCTAACACCTAGATTTCCTAACCCATTGATTTTAAACGATAACCAACTAATCAATTGGTCGTAGGTTCGATCCCTACCGCCGGAGCCAACTATCTGATAATAAACGATTTTATCTGATTTTGGCAGTAAAAATTGGAACAAAAAATGGATTCTGGAATATTCCAATTTGTTCCAATATTTTATTCACCCGACTCATTAGTTTAACGCTCCCTGCAGTGCTTCCCATGAATGTGGGTAGATAGTGTTCATATCTACCGCGATATCTATGGCGATTCGTCTGGTCTCTGTCTGTGCATCATCTGACCTACGCAGCTTACACATCTTTGCAAAGGCATCGAGACTACCAGACCAGTAGAACTCTGTAATCATATTCTGTGGTAGTATCATTCGAGCCTGTTCCTCGCAGACACCTAACTTCAGTAGCTGATTATACTTGTAGACTGCGTCTTGCGTTTGACTGATTGAAGTAGTGATTGCCTGAGTAGCTCTGTCGTCATCTAGTCTACCACCGCTGCCCTGTTTCTTGTCATCAACAGCTTCTCTCCACCAATCAGGGAAGAATAATTCTGGTTCTGATTTTACATATCTGCGCGAGATCTCATTCAGCCGTAAATATTCATGTTTCACTAGTTGCCTAGCTACAAAAATGGGGGCTTTGCAGTAAAAGGTAGCAAAACAATGCCCGAAGGGAGAAAGGTGCTTGTGCGCGGCTAGGTATTTAATTAACTTCTTATCTTTGTCTTTTAAGATGGGAACAGATGGACCATTACCTGCTTGCGAGTAACCGTGTGGCTCTGACTTCTTATTAAAGCTCACCCTCGCAGCATTTACTACTGAGAGGTCACTGCCCATGTGATCTACTAATTTAGCTGATATCATATTAATTCCTAATTTTGTTTAGTTGTTGCTTTAATCTTTGGATTTCTTTCTGTGCATCGATCAAAGCTTTATCCGTGACCTGACCAGTTTCCATCTGTTGTGCGGCTGCTTTCCAACCCACCCTATCTTCCATAACTGGCCCACCGTTGTGACCAATACTGGTTAGCAGACCTCTCTTGTTCATTGCGTTGGTTGCTTCTACCTCTCCTGCTCTTGCATAGATAACGAGCATGGAAGGATTCTTGTGACCAGTGAGAGCCATTAGTTCTCTGTCTGTACAACCAGATCTACTAGCGTGAGTAGTACCAGTGCGTCTAAGGTCACCCATACGTGGGTAGGTAAGTAGTGGCTGTCCTTGTTTATTCTCTCGATCACCATCCTGCACCATTGACCACTTCAACGGCTTAACAACTGTCTGTTTAAAGACCACTGATACCCTATCTACAGTGTAAGGTTTTTTAGTAGGCTCTTCGCGCAAGATGATATCATCGACATATCTTTCATCGCCAAGTAATTTTTCATGCAGTGCTAGTCTGTCTTTGATACCCTGCGTGAGGGGGATTGCCATTCTAACTTTAGTTTTTTTCTGTCTAAAGTAGCCTACACCAGTTTCTACATCACGCCATCTAAGCCTACGGATGTCTACAGGTCGCTGACACCAGTGGTAGCAAAGAGTAATCATAGTACCTAGTGAATGTCTGCCTACTGCGTCACACTGTTCTATAGCCTGGGTTACCATATCCTCATCCCAAAGGACGGCTCTGGCTTCAAGCATTGGTAAGGTTACTAAAGAGAAAGGATTGATATTAGCTAGACCACACTTGATACCTTCATTAAAGGCTGCGCGTAACCGCATAAAACAAGTTACTGCTTTATGAGTACTTACGTCCTTTTCTATGTCGTTGAATAAATACTTCGCGTGATCATAAGTTACGTTTGTAGCTTTCATCTCATCAAAGCGTACTGGCTCACCTTTCAATTTGAAGTTCATGCAGTATTCAATGTGACTAGCGTAACTTCGCATAGTCGAGAGGTCATTATCTCGATAGGCAGGTGATGCTTTCCATTCGTTGATTAGCGATCTAACACTGTATTTATCTTCAGAAGTATGTGTATCAGTACCACCTTTTAAGTGTGTATCTAGTTTACGTTGCCATGCGTAGCCTAGCGCATTGGCTTCCGTTAAAGTATCAAAACGATCTCTCTTCAAGTCAGGAAAGTAACGTAGTAATTTAGCCGTTGGTTTTACGCCATAGCTTCTACCATTTTTCCTTATCTCTATCTCTACGTAAGGAGCTTTTTTCATTTGGTTGGTTCTTTCGGTTGGTTATATAAGCAAACTGTTAAGAGTTGTTATTAACAGTTAGGTGCTTATACTACCACCGACTATAGTGTCAAATAAAAAAAAGACCCACCGAAGTGGATCTCTTTATCTTTTACCTAAAAAAAATGGCTACTCTGCACACACCCTTACGATTTCTTCCCACCCATCGTATCTTTCATCACACCAATGTAACGGAACGGCTTCAAAAATTTTAAAATCAACCATATAGACAACCACTAAACTTTTACTGTCTTTTTTGACTAATTCTATAGTATGCTGTAATACTTCGCTAAGTTTTAGGGCTTGTTTGGTATCTATTATAGTTTCCAAAACCTGCTGCACCTTCCTCCATTGATTTAAAACTTTACAATTAATTTTTTAAATTATCCTAAGTTTTTTATTCAAGTCAACACCTAACTCTACATAAACGCGAGCGCGAGTGGGTAAGATTAGTTTATCCACAGACTTATTCAAATGTAGTTACGTTATAATATATTGAAAACTAATAAAAAAATATTTTTAAATAAATAAAAATAATTTTAAAAAAAAAAATAAAAAAATTAAATTAGAAAAAATAAATTTGATTTACTTATCTTAGTAGTGTAATGGGAAGCATGGCACTTAATAAGGTGTCGATATAACCAACTAAAAGGAAATAACCAAATGACTATGATTGCAGTCTATCCAACCAAGAAATCTCTAAAAGAGAATATTGGCAAGAAACTTAAATATATAGAAACTAGCCTCTTCGGTAATGAGTACCTGAGCAATGGAACTATAGTAGTATGCAATAGACCTCATATGACCAACATTGGTCGTGAGTGGTTTGCACAAGTCACTATGAAAAACGACATTATAACAGGTGTCAAATAAAGTGGCTTTTAATTTTGATAAAGCCGTTCAGCATTTTGTTTGTCTGGCTTTATCTACTGAGCCTGTTCGAAGGCTAACCCAACTAAATTTTAACCAACTTAAAGAAAGGGCATAATATGCCATTAGATTTTACTTCGATTAACCGTTCTATTGAACTTCCAGAAAACCTAGATTTTAAGCCAGTGTTTGAGCCATCTAGAATGTCAGGACACAACTTCGTAATCAACCCTAATAATGGCGAGGCCATTGGGCATGTCTCTGACAAGTTTAAGTGTGTAGATCACCAGACATTTTTTAACGGTCTCTGGGATCAAATCACAGAAAACATGGATAGCGACGATATCTTAAACGCAGAGGTTCGGTTTAAGTCAGGCCATAAAAATGGTTTTGCACTGGCAGACATTACCTTCCCATCTATTAAAACTGAGATCGAGACTGACAGTGGGCATAAGACTGAACTGAGGCAGCGCATCATCGGTATACACGGCGTTAATGGTACTGCAGGAAATGTTACCCTGTTTGGATCAATAGACACCTTTTGTACTAATGGTTGTGTCAGTGGTGAATATTCAGTGGTTCGCAGAAAAAATACTTCTGGGTTTAATTTACCTGCTTTTATCTCAGAATTACGCAGAGCTAAAAACGATTTCTATTTAGAGAGTGAACGTCTCAAAGTATTTGCTCAAACCAATTTGAGAGAGACCACTGTCCAGAAATTACTTGAGGACATTATTCCCAGTGAGCAAAAGCAAAAGAAAATGTATGAGCTGTATATGGAAGAGGCATATGTTCGAGGGCATAATAAGTTTGCTCTTATGTCAGCCTTCACTAATTACGCAAGCCATACACTAGGCAATGGTTTTGAGCCTCGAAATACTGCAGCTAGGGCTGAGAGTGAAGCAGCCAATATGTTTAAGCGAGAATTAGAGGTTAACAGATGGATGTCTGATGACCGTTTTCTACTGGCGGCTTAATCATGCACGAGGAACGTATTCTACAAATAATGGTAGAAATAGTCAGGGCGGCAATAATCGCCCTGCTATCAATATTTTTAACCTACTGGTTTATTCAAACCATAACCAACTAAAGAAAGGACTAACCATGTCAGACGTAATGACAAAAGAGCGAGTAAAGACATCTCGCAGAATTAAGGCTCTTAAAAAGAGAGAAACTAAAATCCGCAGACAAAATACAATTACTTTAGATCGATTAATCAAAATTGAAGCTGCAACGCACGATAGGAAAATTCCTTGTGACGTTTTAGAGTTCGCGGATAAAGTTCGATGGTCTAATTCTAAACAAGCTTACGAGCGAATTGGTGATCTTACCCTGCCCCATCTAATCAGGGCAGTGCTTAAAGATTTACCGCCACACAGCAAACCTAACTGGGTTGATTATACTGAATTGGATCTAACTCAAAAGTTTGAGGTAACAGCATGAAAATATCAGTATCAGAATTTTTTGATATCCTAGAGGTCGATAAGGAAAACGTCGGGGAAATTACCCTGACTAAAACCATGCTCGATAAATGTATCATCGATGCTAATCTCTCAGTCGTAAAGTTTGCTGCAGTCAGTGGTATCGAGTACACCTCGATGGAAAACGGTCATCGAGTAGCAATCGAGGGCAAGCATCTCATAACCACTGATGAGGATATCTGCGAGACAGTGACAGTTCGATCTAACAAGTGGAGCGAGGACAACTGCAGGATCGTATTCTACAAAACCGCGAGAGGTGATAGACGCATCTCAATATCAGGCATTAAAAAATATGCCAAGGTAGGTGATCAGGTAGCACTGACCTTCGGGAGTAATGGCTGTCTGATTATTAATATCAGTCGGTCGTTTGGAGGTGCAGCATAATGTGGGTTAGCCATAAAATTTTTGGTGATGCATCACACCGCACTGAGGAAATATTAAGTGCTTACTTAGGTGATGCAGCCAATAAACAGTCGCGTGATAATCTTTATTGGAATTGTTATTATTATCCAAAAACCAGAAAAGAAGTTTTAGACCATTGGGAGAGCATGGAATGAAAAGATACTACGTAGAATATTATCCAGTGGCAGATAAAGAATTAACAAGGTTTATTTATTTGTATGCCTACAGCACTGACCAGATAAGTTCGATGATGGAAGACTACAAATTGGTAGCAGTAGACCAGACAGATTAATTACTAAATTACATCGACAAAAGAGGGGCAGCTTAGACTGCCCTTTTTTTATGCCCAAAACCCAGAAAATGGGGGGAAGGCCTTTTTATGAGTAATAGTAAGCAAAAGGCCTAAAGTCACTCAGTGGGCTTTATATCGCCTCTCATGGGCATCTACTCACATATAACAAAGTGTTTGCATTACCACTTAAAATAGTTCATTAATTTGGGTGAGGGGCAATTGTGCTGCTCATTAACCAACTAAAGAGAGGACACTAACCATGTCATTAGATAGAAAAGAAATATTAAAAAAACTGAAAGCATTTTCAGAACGTACTGTTGAAAATGGCTGTACTGAAAGTGAAGCAATGGCTGCAGCAAAGGCAATGCAATCACTGCAGAATAAATACAATCTCACATTAACTGAGCTAGACATCGAGCTTACCGAATATGTTAATGAAAAAATGAAACTGGGTAACAAGGTAAGACATCCAGTGTTTGGAGCATTACATGGCTTAATGATGTTTTGTGAGGTTCGCATTGTTGGAAAAACTGGCGGTATCGCAATTGTTGGACAAAAGCACAAAGTTGATAATGCTGTTTACTTAATCAGTACCTTGATGTCGGCAATGGAATTGGAATTCCTACAGTATAAAAATACTTGGGAATACGACGAGGAAATCAACTGTAAGAATATGCATCCTCGCAGGGTTCGATCTAACTTTATGAACTCGATGGCTCACCGCCTCAGCTATCGGCTATATGACATGTTCAAAGAGAGCCGTAAAAATTCTCAGGTGATGGCTAACAAGTCATCCAGTGGTACTGCACTGGTTGTACTGGCAGACAATGCATTAGAGGCAGAGTATCGCAGACAATATCCAAGACTTCGATCTTCAGGTGGACGCAGCACTGGTAGTGGCTCTGCATCGAATGCAGGTAGAGCTGCCGCCAACAGAGTTGGTCTCAACAAAGGTGTCAGATCAGGTGGCGCTGTCTCTGGATACATCGGGAGATAATGACATGGATTTTAACAGCACATTATCACACTACTTTGATCAGTCTGGTGAGCTAAGTTTTAGCTCCTCAGATATCAGACAATTTCAAACTCAGTCTAATCAGATGTATCCAGTCACTTATGATTTGTGGAGAGCTAATCTTTTAATCGATCAGGCTATCTCAGGTGATGATTTTGGAGAGGAGTTATAAGATGGGTTTTACTAGTAGTGAGGAAGGTATGAGGTTCAATGTTTTTAGGTCTGATATACATGATACCCTTGTGCTTAGATGGTTAGCCGATAATGAAAAGGACTGTATATGCGAATGGTACTGGCATGGTTCAAATGCAGAGCAACACCTCGAAGAAAAATTAGGTGAAATTGCTTTAGTCTGTGACGGCTACACTGTGCATAATTACAGGTCATCAGGAAGCAAAATCCACAAATACGAAAGTACATCATGCTGCAGTATTTGTAGACCTGAGACCAAGGAGGCTGACAATGAATAATTCTGCAGCGAAAAACGTGTCGGCTGCCGCCCCTGTTACCTTGGAAGGTTGGTACGAAACTGAATTTGGATTAGATCCAGTACATGAAACAGGTGATAGCTTAACGGCTATCATCACTCGACTACATAAACATGACCCAGACAATTTCGGTCTAACCGACTGCGAATTTACTTATATCGGTAATGGGTTCGAGAGAGAGATTACTGCTCAGGTAGTGGCTACAGTTGAGAGGATGATATCGTGATTGACTATGCAATTTCAAATTTAGGTTTTTACATTGGCACTGGTATCTCAGAGATGCAGCTAGCCATGTCTAAAGCTTCAAGTACTGAACTGCTAGACTGCTTTGGTTCGATCAATCGGTTGATCACTACGCTTAGTAAAATAAGCGATCCAGAGGAAGCAGTACTGAAAGAACTTGACCACTACTACACCAAGAGGAACTGCCTCTACATCGAGCTAGCCAAGCGACTACTCGATGGCGATGCATCGAGGGCTGAGGAAAGCCAGACTGACAGAGACAGACAGTATCGAGAGAAGTGGCAAGGTATCTATGATCGAGATGAACAGGATCTACACTGACATCTAGACAGATAAACAACTGAAGAACCCTGCTTTCGAGTAGGGTTTTTTTATGTCCTAAGTCTAGATTAGGATAGCATCTGAGAGGCGCGGAGAGAATCACTGATAAGCCAAACTGTTCTCAGGTATATTTATGCCCAGAAGATTTACCTACACTCAGTGGGCTTTAGATTGGCTCTGAGGACATGCAGTTAAGTGGTGGCGTTTGCAGAAAATGTCTCGATGGGTATACAATCTCGAACTTCTTTCCGTTCTAAAATAACCGTCAATTGTAGAAAATTTTATTAATTAGATAGCTAAAGAATAATTTCCTGCAGCTTAGATTAATTACCTTATTTATTTTTTTCTAATTCTTTTCTCGATACTGCATTTTTCTGGGCATCAACTGTTAATGTCAGGTTATTAGTTCGATGATCGAGCCAGTTACTGCATTGTTTTTGTTGCTATTTATCTGCCTAATTTTTTTTATTCTAAAAATTTTCTAGAGGGGGCGAGTGCCACCCCCCTACCCCCACGGTGTCGTATACAACCCAGACATATTTTGGGAAAATGGCAATCGTAAACGACCATTAGCGTATTTCTACTAGTTATATTCTGTAAAGCTTCTATATATTAGGTGTTGGCCTTGACACCTTACTAAATATTGTATTATAAGCTAGATAAGGTCTAGGCATCACGGGTTCTCTGGATTTCTTTTTTAAGCGTTTCCTTAGAGCGTGGATGTTTGGAAAATACAGCGAGATGCTTAGACCCCATAATACAGGTAACCAGTTATTTCGATAGAGAAACTTATCGGAGCAACTACTTTGAATGATAACGGACAAGACGTTAATTTAAAAGTTCCCCTCTTTATCGATAATGATTTATTCGAAGACGACTACGGTGAATTTATAATACAGACCAGTGTCACACCAGACTTAGACGAGAAGCCAGTTATAAAAGAGCAGCCGTTTGAGGAAGTCATCACTCCTATAATCGAGTATCACGAAGAAGACGGAGACTACAACGCCCTATACAAGGTAAGCAACGGCTTACTGAAAGAATCTGAAAGGATACGAGAAGTAGCAGACAAGCTTGAGTCGAGTACTCACGCAGTAGCTGACTTATTTAATGTTTCGTATGAGCCACCAACCTAATCTATTTGGGTGGTTAGACGATACTCTTCCAGACGATGCGATTGAGTGCAGACACTGCAAGCAAGTAAAACCTAGAGAAGCATTTAGGTTATATCGCAGAGCAACTGGAGATCGGGAATGTAGGAGTACTTCCTGTAAGGAATGTCAGAAGCGTAATCTCAGGATAGTAAATGAGATACGTAAGACTGCCCCACCCAAGCCTGATCAGTGTCAGTGCTGTGGCAAGGATGACAATAAGCTTGTCCTCGATCACTGCTACGAGACTGAGACTTTTAGGGGGTGGATATGCTCACACTGCAACCTCTCAATCGGCTTGTTGGGAGACAACATAAAAGGAATAAAGAGAGCCATTAAATATCTAAAGTCATAGCGGTTATGCAGGTTATGACTCTACTGAGCAAACTCTCCAAGTGGTATAATGTACTACAGTATACAGGAGATAATAATGCTTAGAAAACTAATCAATAAAATAACAGAAATACAGAGAAGACGTACTGCTTATTGGCAGTTACAGAATTTAACAGACCAACAACTACACGACATTGGCGTAAGTCGAAGCGAGATATACAGGACGGCATACATAGATCCTCTTAGATGAAGCTAGTAGCCTACCTACTTATCTTATTATTACTTTTGGATTGGGGGGATGGAGTCAGAGGGCTAAGAGTAGTCTTCTATAAAGACATCTACTCCCACACTAGGGTGACTTAGAGGATCTATATATAGAAGCCCTCTCAACTACACTCTCATTGTAACATTATAATCGGTTTTCGTCAATCATTACGTGTCGTCACCAACACTTAATTAAATGATTGCCTTAACTCCTGAAAATTGGTATAATGTAGGAACTAGGCATCCAAGCAGGAGTGCCTATGAAAAACCTTAACATATATTACATCAGAGCCGCAATCGAAGCGAAAACAGGCCAACGGCTAGATTTTCCCACAATAAGGCGTCTTCTTGTAGAAGAAGGTTTGATTACCCAACGTGAACTAGATGCCACTCCTATGGCACATAAATTTAAAGGATACGGAGCTTATTTCTTTACTGAAGAGAACTCTGTGGACATACCCCCCGAACCAGAAAGATTTGTACCAACCTACTACATCGAGGAAGAATTTGATGAATAAAAAATATGCGAATTGCGGAGCCAGTGTGAAGCCAAATGGAAAAGCCAAAATGTATGGCGGTGGAATGGCTATGAAGAAGAAGAAACCCTCTTACAACATGGGCGGCATGGCTGAGAAGAAGAAATCAGGAATGGTATCAGGAAACATGGGAATAAAGAACCGTTAGTATCTAATGAGTTCTTCGGGGGGAGAGAATGCTTGCAGAACTCGCTGCTTGTTCAGCAGCATATACTACTATCAAGAAGGCGATTTCTCAGGGCCGTGAACTAGTAGATGTAGGAAAATCCATTGGGGCTTTTGTATCTGCCGAAGAAGATCTCAAAGCCAAGGTTGAGAAGAAAAAGAAGTCCGTTTTTACCAAAGTCTTAGGTAAAGCAGGTGATGACTTTGAAGAGTTTCTCGCCTTGGACAAACTCAAGGAACAGAAGCGCGAATTAGAGTCGCATATGCGGCTTTTCGGAAGACCAGGATTGTTCGATGATTGGGTATCCTATCAGGGTCAGATGCGAAAACAGCGTAAGGAAGCCTTGCGTAAGAAGCAGAAGGAAGCCGAAGAATTACGAGAAATGCTCACTTGGATATTCATAATCGTAGTTCTCTGGGGTGGTATCTGTGGAACAGCTTACTGGTGGTTTTTTAGCTAATGTGGTTTTTAGTTTGGTTACAGTTCATGCATGGCGAATTTGAGTATTACCATATCGCTACCTTTGGCTCTGAAGAAGTCTGCAAAGCCGAACTATTAAAATCCAAAGTCCTGATCACTAACTCAGCCAGTTCAGTAGAATGCTTTGAGGTCGATAGAAATGGCTAGGAAAAAGAAGAAAATACCTGCAAGTCGAAAGTATGCCAACGGCACTGAGTACAAAGATGGTGATGGTGTCACTCGTAAGAGAACCTCTGCTAAAGGAACAAAGCGCGGAGATGCCTACTGCGCCAGAAGTTCAGGACAGAAGCAGACTGCAAAAGTCAAAGTCAGGCGTAAGGCTTGGGGCTGTAGAGGTAAGAAGTCCGTAAGAGGATAAGATGCAGCTACTTAGTCATGGGTCAAAGCACACGCTCTATGATGATCGGGGCTTTGTAATAATTATTACTAGAACAAAATCTATAGTCACAAAATTCATGGAAAAACAAAATGGCAGCAAAGAAGAAGAACTCCTTAGTGGGAAACATCCAAAAAAGAAAAAAAGCAGGAACAAGTCGCTCAAAGAAGAATAGCACTATCAGCCCTGCAGCTTATAAAGATATGACTAGTGGTTGGCCTAAGAAGAAGAAAAAGAAATGATCTTAGGCGCACTTCTAGCTTGTATGATGCCCTACGATGCAACGACTTGCACAGTGGTTCCCTATGAAAAAGAAATGTTCATAGACATGGCTTCTTGCCAACTAGAGATGACTAATTTTGCAGAATACACAGCAAATAATTTTCAAATAGTGGCTAGACCTTACTGTTTTAAATTACCAACTAATTCAATCTAGGGGCTTTAAATGGAAGACAGGCTAGACCGCATTGAAACCAAAGTGGACAAACTGAGC